GCCAAAGTCTTCGACGGTCGTCGGCATCTGCGAAAGTGCGCCAACCGCCTTGATCGCGGCTTCCCACTCGGCATTCGATGCCGCGAACGAATCGCCGTCGTTGAAAGACACCTTGCGCATCATCTGGCCATTGCCAAGCATCCAGCACTCGATGGTCACGCCGGGGCGAATGTGCGATTCAATCGTTTTCAGAGCGTCAAGAAGATTCATGTTTTCCTCAAAAATTATGTCTAACCCTTCCATCGAGCAGACGTGCCCCGGCAAGCCGTGGCCCGCTGCTCATGTCAAACGTTGTGCGTCAAAATCCGCCATGCAGCCGCCACCACTCCTGGAACTTGTCCATTGCCAACGGCTTTAAGTCGGTCCACCCGGTGGGCCACCCCATGAGCCACTCGACCCACGGCGGGTTCAGTTGCCCATGCGGCATGTGTCGCCCTTCGGCTTTTTCTTCGCGGGCTACCGCAAAGCTCAAAGAGTCCTGCTTCGCTACTCCGTCCCATTTAAGTGCTGTCTCCATCGTGCAGCTCGCATCGCGCGGGCTGTGTGTTGGCGTTGGCCAATATCCAGATTCGTTCTCGCTTGTGGTTTGCGCCAATGGCATGCGCTCCCAGCACTCCCCATTCCGCATCGAACCCCATCGTGGCCAAGTCTCCAAGCACGGTTCCGAGTCCGCGAAGAGTGAGCATTGGGGAGTTTTCCACGAGCACGAAACGGGGTCGTACCTCGCCAATAATCCTTGCCATTTCGCGCCAGAGGCCGGAGCGCTCGCCGTCAAGTCCGGCGCCTTTCCCTGCAATGCTGATGTCCTGGCACGGGAAGCCGCCAGAAACGATGTCAACAATTCCTCGCCACGGCTTTCCGTCAAAGGTGCGAACGTCATCCCAAATCGGGAAAGGCGGGAGAACCCCGTCATTCTGTCGCTGGGCAAGAACGCTTGCGGCGTAGGGTTCGCACTCGACGGCGCACACTGTTCGCCATCCGAGAATCTTCCCGCCCCAAATGCCTCCACCAGCCCCGGCGAAGAGGGCGAGTTCGCGTAAGCCTCCATCAGCGCCCGTGAGATCAGCCATGACATTTCCTCAGATACCTCGCCAGAGTGGATAGCAACTTGTCGTCGTCTTCGCACAAGCCCAGGACGGTATTGCAACGGTTGCAGAGAATCCCGCGCACGGCCTGCGAGTCGTGGCAGTGGTCAACATGCGGCGTGGTTTGCTTGTCTCCCCATTGAAATTCCCGCTTGCAGCACACGCAGGCATTACCTTGGCGCTGCAACTGCTCATCGAACCACGTCGGCTCAACGCCGTATTTCCGAACGAGTTCTTGGCGATAGTGCTTCTGCCTGTTGTCGGCGCGGTACTTCTTGACGGCATCAAGGTTCTGCACCCGCCATTCGCGCACCTTGGCCGTTGCCTTGTCCTTATTGCGCTCGTACCAGTCTTTTGCCATTGCGCGTTCGCACACCTTGCAAGCCGAGTGGTGCGACTTTGCGCCTGTGCGCTGGTAGAACGCAGATAGCGGCAGATCGTTACCACATTTGCTGCATCGCTTGGTTTCCATGAAGCCTCCTGAATAAGTGGCTTCATTATGCCAGCGCCCGCGAAAAGTGCCAGCTCATTCACTCGCCCCCCTTAGCAAGAGCGCGGATGGCGGCTGCGATATTCACGCATGTATTGATTCCAGCATCGCGCCTTTCATATCCGATGATTTCCTCAGGTGACACGGTCTTCTTTTTCTCGTCGCACACCTTCGCAGCCTCTTCCAGCACGAGAGCGGACGCTTTCTTGGCGACATGCAACCAATCACCTTGAACGATTGAAGGCATTGCGTCCCATATGTCGTCGTCGTAGAACTTTTCCGCAAGCTCTCTCGTCAGCTTCTCAACATCAATTCTCATTGCCCTGCTCCTTCGCTGTGATGCCGTTGGGGGGTGGCGCAGTCATTTCAAGATGCGCGCGAATGCGGTCAATCAGTCCGCACTCGCCGTCTTCATATCGGCCGCCATGTCCGTCACGCCCGAAAACGTCTTCGGACTCAACTAGCAGTGCTCGCTGTTCGTCAACCAGTGTGCTCAAGTGACCAACCGCAGATTCGAGGCCTGCGATGGTGGCGAAATCATCGCTCACCGGCATCATCTTCTTGGCGTCAGGAAAATGATCGGGTCGCAGGGCGAGGATTGAGCGGACGAATCGCAGAAGCATCGCCGTGTTGAACTTGTACGTGTCGCTGTGGTGCGGGTCAGTGCTTCGCCGGTACTGCCAACACATGCGGACGGCCATCGCCACGATCTGCTCATCGCTCACCGCCTGCCCTTGCGGCTGCTGCGCTGCCTCATCGCGTGAGGCGATGGCGGCTTGCTTCTGCCACGTCAGCGTCGCTTGATACACAGCGAAACCTTGCGCTTTTCGGTGCGCAATTTCATCGGCGTCAGGCCAGCCAAGAGCCACCATCCAGCATGACGCCTCGTCTTTGTGTAGCCCGACATATGCCAGGCCTTTAGACCCAACCAGAACGAACGGGTGCTCGGTGCCGGTGTCTTGGTGGGTGGTCATGATGTGGCTTTCACTGTGTAGATGACTTGGCGCTTAAGACCAAGCTTGTCGAGCACAGCATCGCTTGGATTGTCTTTCTTTCCGTCCCTGAGTCGTTGCAGGTATCCCGCGTCAACGTCGATAGACCTTGCAAGTTGACGCAGAGATCCATGCGCCGCTTCCAGAAATGCGATACGGTCTTGGAGGGTTTTTGCGCTCATCACATCCCCTTTCCAATCTCAAAAGCGCACCGAGTAGATGCGTACATGCGGGTGGCCTCGCGGTCGTTGTTGTGGTCGGCGTAGCTTGACCATCTGGCAATATCGCCACTGGCGCACCTAACTTCTTCGTCCCACCAGCGCACGTCTATCTTCAACGCCGTCTCCATTTCAAAGCAGTCGGCCATGTCTTGATGCGGACGCCATATGGTTTGTTTCTTCGTCCAGAAGCACTGCGCGCCTTCATGCCATGAGCCTTCAATACCGCATGCCCTAGCCGCGCCCTCAAGAAGCTCGCGTGTTGTTGGCTCGGTCATGACGCGGCACCCCCCTTCTGCTGGGCGGCCAGGGCGGCGTCGATGGCGGCGTCGAGTGTTGACGCAGAATCTCTGTTAACGACTTCACCAACATCAGGCAGGTTCACGAAGTCGAATATAGGAATCCCTGTTTCTTCGCCGCAGTAAGTCGATTTGCCAATGACGCACACCTTTCTTCGCAACCACCGATACCGCTCCGCATCCACCGCCTCGTCGCTCTTGGGCACCTCCACATCCGGAATCATCCGAATACCAAGCGCCGTGTGTGCTGCTCGGTAGCTCTTGGGGGCGTAGGCTGGCTCGTCGCTCTTGGGCGGCGGGGAGGTGTACAAGGGCTCCGCGCTGGAATGAGGAACAAAGCATTCGGCTCGCTGTTTCGCCGTAGGCTCATGGAAAAATAGTTCGTGCTCCCCATCGCTACGCCGCACGCGCCACGCCACCGGCTCCCGCCCCTCCTGAGCCTTGCGATCTTCACGTATCAGCCCGACGATGTGATCAGTCAGTCCCTGATAAACGCCGGCATGTGGTGCTGCGTGTTCTGCCTCCTGAGCCTTGCGCAACTGCAACTCAGCAGCGACGATCTCGCGAACCAGCTCAGGCGAATAGCTCCACACGTCTGCTAGGGCTGCGCGAGCATTGGTTCGCATTTCAGACAAAGAAAGCACTTGAGATTCAGTCGCCGAAAGCAAATCTCTCAGGGATCCGGCCAACATCACCTCAAGCTCCGTCACTGGCGATGGCGGGGCGGCCATTTCCAGTAGCGCGCGATGAATCAGCGGTTGCGCCTCTTCGATCTCATTTGCAAGCCCATCCCACCACTCAGGGGTTGTCTGGCGAACCTTTCCGCGCATCTCGACATCAGGGAAAAATGGTGCCGCTGCGTACATCGAAAGACGTTGAGCCGCTTCAAGCGCATGGCGCTTCAGCCCGGGCGTCGGCCCTACCGGCACTGTCTTGTGGGTCATTTCAAGCATCCTTTTTCTTCGGCCAGCCGGCCTTCACGAAGTCAGTCACCATGTTCGCGACTACCGGGAGAGCGCGCGACGCGGCGCCGTCCTCTGGCGGAAGGTACTTCTCGAACTCGGGCAACAACTCGGCCAGCGCCTTGCGCGTCGTGCAGCCATAAGCCGCAGACTTCAGCCGCGTGCGCAGGTTTTCAAGTTTTTCTTTTTGCTCGCGAGCCGCTTTCTTGAATTCGTCTAGCTTCGCCTCGGCATCCTTCGTCAACTTGGGCGGGTTTCCGTATCGTCCTGTATTCGTTGGCACAGACACATTGAAAGTGCCGAACGTGTACGACTCGACCTGCACCCAATCGCGCGAAGCCTTGTCCTTGTATGCCCTCTGAACGGCAGGCGGCATCTGCGCGACGATATCGTCATGCACTAGCTTGCGAACGTCCTCGCCAAAGCCCATCTTCGGAACGTCATCCATGACTGAATTGATGAACGCGTCACGCATGTAGTTGGTCAGTTTCACAATCTCTCCTTGTTGAAATCTTTGGCGAGAGCCCACCCAAAGAGTGGCAGCTCTACTAAGTAACAGGCGGACTCTCGCCAAAAAACCCGGCATTACTTGCGAGGGAAATGCACCGTAGTGCAGGGAGGAGCCAGACTATTCGTCTACGCCAGCACGAGGAACAAAGCTGATGTTCTTGTGCCCTGAAACCATGTTCAATGCCTTGTGTGCCATCACGATTCCTTGGTTCTGAAGGTCTTCATTCACAGTCAGCATCAATGCGCATCCATCGCTGAACATTTGCTGTGCAACCTCAACATCACGCGCCCAATCGGCTCGCTTCTTTGTTGCTTCGATCACGTCTTGTGCGTTCATTTCGTGTCCTTCTTGATAAGCCAAACACGTGCGTGTCCGTCATCGCAACGGCTTTGACTGACAACATCAAAACCACTCAGGTTCTTGCGCTTGATCCACTTCACCAAAGCATTGCGGATCAGCTCGCGTTCACCCTTTTCACAAACGATGCTGTGACCCGGCTTCAATGCTGGGAACAGATCGTCGTACTTTGAATAACCTGGCCGAGCACCAGGCCCAGGAGGCGGAGTAGTCGTGTCGATCTTCAGCAGACTGGCATCGACTGTTTCGCGCTCAGTCTTGCGACGGGTGACGACAGGAAATGGGCTTACTCGTTGCGTTTTCATGCTGCTTTCTTCCAGGACTTGAGTTTTTCAATAGTTGATTCGACCTCTGAGAGGAACTGAACAACCTCGTCTTCGTATGTACGAATCAAATCGTCATCACGCAGAACACGGCGCACAAACAACTGCATTTCTTGGGGCATGCGAGGATCAAAGCTGGCGAAGTCGCACCAGGCGCGACCAGTGCAGGCGAGTTGCCATTGCATTTGGGGAACGTACTTCGATGGGGCCTCATTGCTCAAGATCGTGTCAATGTGAGTCTTGGTGTCGGGGCACTTGATCTCAAGCAGCCCATCGGCCAAAACAAGTCCATCAGGCGAAGCGCCAGACATGGCAATCCTTGGGTGATTGACCATTCCAGTCTCGACAACGATCACGCCAAACTCAGCCTCATATGCGGCGCGCGCAAGCGGCTCGCAGTCAGTGCCCCACTTCATTGCTGCGTTCGTAAACGCTTCGGCAGTCTTTCCTGTCAACCGCTCAGCTACAAGCTCGGCACGATAGGCGGCACGACTAGCGGCCTCACCCGTCTTGATCTTGGCGATCACATCAGACAAGCGAGACGCCGTGACTTTCCCAAGTCGCTGCTCGAACCACTCCGGTGATCCTTGAATGATCGTCATTACTGCCCCTCCAAAACGACAGCCTTAGAAGCTGCATCCTTAAGCTCTGCTTGATGCTGCTGCCAGAAATAGGCCTTTAGAGGCCCCTTGGGTAGAGCTTGGAATGCAGCCGTAAGTGCAGCCTCCCCGTTCATCGCTGACCCGCGCATGTTGTCCAGGTGCTCAGCCTCAAACGCCTCATAGCCTTCAGGTGCGTTCTGTTCTGCTGCTACGCGAGGATCACGAGAGGGGCGAAGAGATTGAGTCGATGCGTCAGCCTCTGCAATGCGTTCTGCTTCGTCTTGATCGTAGATTCCAACAAAACCAAACGCAAGGCGAGCGCACTGAATCATGGCCTTGTGCCGAAGCATGCGGCGCGGGTGAGATTGCCAAGGGCCAGCAGGGCGCTTGCATTCATCCATGTACTCGGTCACTTCAACCGGGTGGGTTCTGTCTTTGCGGTACATGATGCAAGTGCAAGACTCATTGTCTTGAATGAACTTCATGCCGTCGAAATCTGAATGAGAGTTGATGATTCGCGACCAGCCATCGACGCCGACTACAGGAATGATCCCGTTGTTCTTGTCCGGGAACGCGTAGATTTCTTTTGTCCACGGATTCAGTGAATACTGATTTGCAACGATCATCAAAGCCGTCATTTGAGCGTCGCTAACCGGGCCCTTAAACGCTGTTGCCTTCAGGGTTGCCACAAGCTCAGCGCCATCACCCATATCAAGGCGGCTAGCCAGCTTGTGAGTCAATGTTGTCAATGCGTTACTCATGCCCGTTCCCCAACCACACTAGCCAGCCTCGGCACGTAGTTGATAGGCGTGAACCCATCTCCAAAACAGCCCCAGCGTGAGTGCTCGATGATTTCTGCAGTCGCTGGGCGAAACATCGCATTGATACGCTCTGCTTCACTCAGCATCTCGTCTTGAGCCTTGTAAAGCTCTTCAATGTTGTGTTCGATCATTGCTTCACCTCTTTCATTGCAAATGAGATTGCCTTGATGGCACCTTTGCGTTGAGCCCATTCGATAGCCGCCCATGTAGAGGCCCACTCGCCCTCTACAAAAATGTTCGGCTTTGTCTTTGTTGCGTACTTGAGCTGAATACGAATTAGCCCTTTCACTCTCTGCCCCGGCTGAATCACTCATCTCTCCTTTTAGGCTTGTCTTTTTCTCTTGCGATCTTGATTGACCCGATCAGGTACAACACAAGAACAAGGGCGGGAAGAGCCAGTACGAGGTACGTCACTTCACCTCCGCAATCGCAACCACTGCGCCACGAGAGCGGGCGTACTTCAAAGCCTGTTCTCTCGTGCCAATGAAAGGGATGGAGATAAGACGGGATGTGCTGGTGGCGTAGTGGAGAGTGATCACGATTTACTCCCAAGTTCTATGTTTTTCGGCAACATGCTCAAGACCGCCGCAATCTGATATTTCCCAAGCAACACCATCGGGAACGTTTACAACAGATAGCTTTGAATATTGCGTATTGCACTTATCCCCGAGTTCTTCGACTACAGACACAAGGTCTTTGTCATCTCTCGGGATATCTCGGTCGTACAGAACTTGCTCTCTATATGCTTTGTTGTATGCGGCTCGTTGCTCAAAGGAATGACTGTTCCATCCACCCGGCAACTCCACTACCCGATCAGACTTCGGAACAGTGAAGTAGGTTGTCAGATTGAATCGGTCTTTTTCCGGGTAAAGAGTCAACCCTTTCTTTCTTGCGTAGGCTTGAATAGCCGCCTCTGAAAGACCGAAGCCACCGAAACACTTATTGATAACAACTTTCACGCTGCACCCCCAACACGCGAGTCTTTGCGCTCTTGGCGGTACGCATCAGCCTGAATCGACTCAATGTCGTCTTGAGTCAGATCAGCAGGCGTCAGAGTGTCGAGAGCGTCATCAAGCCAGCTCAAAGTCGATTCAACGTCTCTGCGGTTCTTCGCAGACTTGTTGCCGTAGTTGCTAAGAGCAACCGTCAGAGCTGACATGACTTCGATTGCGTCAACCTCATCCATCGAGGCCTTGCGCAACATCGCGCCAATCACTTGAGCCAGGTCGTTGCTGTTCATCACTCTCTCCACCGTTGTGACACTTGCTGTGTCGATGGAGTTAGTGTGCGGCATTTATGCCTTAGTCGTCAAGGCAAAAATGCCTCGGCATGGCAAAAAAGATTTCTATCGCCTACGGATTCCGATAGGCAAATTTGGCGCAGACGCAAAAAAGCCCGCACATGGCGGGCATCATTGGTGGCTTGCTTAGATAAATTGCAGATCTGTCGCCCCTTCTGGTCGGTGATGCAGTTGGGCGTGATGGTCATGGGCGCTGGCTCATTGCGCCCATAGCTTTTCGCAAGCTGGCCGCGACGTTTTACTTCGCATTTGATGCGGCAGCCAAGAGTTCGGCCTCTGTCGGCTTGTAGGTGTTTTCGCTCATTCGGCAAATGTACCTACGGCACAAGTCTTGCTGTCGATCATGGCGCGGCAAAAATGCCTTGACGAGTGCGGCAAATATGCCGTATTCTGTTCGAATGGAGCACCAAGACCTACTTTCTCAGGTAGTTGCAGAGCTAGAACGCCGCACTGGTGATCTACGGCAACTGTCTCAATCAGCCGGCCTCGCATACGACACCGTTCTGCGTATCAAGAACCGTGAAGGCGACCCCGGCTATTCCAAGGTTCGCACTCTCGCGGATCACCTCGGCATCAAGCCTGAGCCGATTAGACGCAAACGTCGCGCGGAGGCCTGAATGATCGACCTCGAATACATCAAACCTTGGGCCTACCTCGTGATCTTCGTGGTCGTGCTCTTGATTGCTGTGGAGGCGTGAATGACCTTCCTCGAATACGCCACTGTCATCAGTCTCGGCGCTGCTGTAGCTGTCTATTTTTGGTACCGCGACAAGCGCCAGTTCACTTTCCCCGAAGAGCCTGGCGTTTACCGCGTCTCTGTCACTCGCAACCAGTCTCACTACAACCTCTACGCCTACTTCGATGGCATGTGGTGGCACGAAGCCAAGCTGACTCGCGAAGAAGCGTTGATGAGTGTGTCTCGCGCGAAGCATGGTTACTACTGGGCTCTGTGCAAGCAAGTTTGAGATGTGTGAGGTCATTCATGGCCTCAATTTTTTGAGTGCCGCAACCTGTAATTCAACCTGCAAGTCGATTGAATTTTTGTAGTGCCGGGGAAGTTATGCAACGCGAAATCTTCATTCCATACAACTTGCCAGCGTTGCGGTGGGTTGATACCGAAACAGTCAAGAGCTGGGCTAGCTGGAGAGAAGCCGTGATCTGGTGTTGGGAGAACCGAGAGCTTGGTGATGGTGACGATGTTGGCGATCAAGTCATGTTTCGTCGCTTTGCTGCTCAGTTCTATGACAAGAAGATGCACGCACCTCATATGTCCAGCTGGTTCAACAAGCACACCAAAGCACCAATGGACATGCCGCAAGACTTAGCCCATGCACTAGAGGGCTTCACTGGCTGGCGTGGCCTTACTCAGTATTTCAACCGCTCTGTCAAGGCGACTTGTCTTGAAGAGCTTCAAGCGAGGGTCGCATGACTGAATTTCAAGACTTTCCGAAGATGCCGCGATGGTCACGCAAGGTGATCGTTACTGAAAAGATTGACGGCACTAACGCACAAATTTTCATTGGCGAGGATGGTGAATTCCTGACCGGATCGCGCACCCGCTGGATCACACCGGAGCAGGACAACTACGGTTTCTCTGCGTGGGCTCATCAAAACAAAGAAGAGCTTATGAAGCTAGGCCCCGGCCGTCACTTTGGCGAATGGTGGGGTGCAGGCATTCAACGCCGATACGGTCTTGAACAAAAGGTTTTCAGCTTGTTCAACGTCTCCCGCTGGACACCTGAAACGCTGCCGGCTTGCTGCTCTGTTGTTCCGATCCTGTTTCAAGGCTCGATGGATGACCTGAATGTGTCTTTGCTGCTTTCAAAGTTGGAGCAGTTTGGAAGCGTTGCAGCCCCTGGTTTTAATGATCCCGAGGGAATCGTTATCTATCACGTAGCTGGCGGCTTCGGCTTCAAAAAGACCATCAAGAAAGATGAAGTACCGAAGTCATTTCAGCAAGCAGCATGACCGAAGAAGCCTGCCGCATCTATCACTACCTCAAGGCAACCGGATTGACTCTGACAGTAGGGGAGGCAGCTCACATGTTTCAGATGACCTCAGATCAAGCCAAACGGGCCTTCAGTGAGCTGAAACGCACCCGGTATATCGAGCGCAAGGCTGACCGCTACTGCGGCGGTTTCATGGTTGGCAGCTATGGAGCGAAACAGCAATGATCCATCAAAAGATTTTGAAGTTTCTCGAAGGCAAGAAAGAGGTGCCCACTTCCCAAATCTACCGTCACATGAAGGTGGATAAGGACGTGGTTTTGGATGAGCTTGTGAAGCTCAAGAGAGCCAAGCAAATCGACTCTTGCGTCCATTGGTCACACGGCATGACTGGCGAGCCCTATGCGGTTTGGTGGGTCAGTGGGAAGAGGGTTTAGGCATGAAAACAGAACTAATCGCCTTGCTAAAAAAGCAGTGGGTAACGCCTCTCATGGCTCTCCAGCAGCTTCAGTGCATGTCCTTGAGTCAGCGTGTAGGCGAACTTCGTCGCTCCGGTGAATATGCGATTGCTGACAAGTGGGTGAGCACAGACACCAAGCGTTTTAAGGCCTATCGCATTGTGGCGAGCAAGAAGTGATGTTTGCGAGCGCGCCTAGGCTGATCCCCGAAAAGACGGACTCCTCACCCGTCCTGGCGTCGCTCTCATCTTGTGAGGTATTGGAGAGGCCAATGGCTACCAAGCGCAAAGCGCTGTCCAAAAAAACCCGCTTTGAAGTATTTAAGCGTGACCGCTTTCAGTGCATGTATTGCGGAGCCCACCCGCCAGCAGTGCTTTTGCATGTTGACCACATCAAGGCTGTCGCAGAGGGTGGAACAAATGATTTTGACAATCTTGTCACGTCTTGCGAGCCATGCAATTTGGGGAAGGGGGCCCGCGACTTATCAGCTATCCCTATGGGTCTAGCAGAGAAGGCGCAACGAATCGCGGAAAGCGAGGAACAACTTCGTGGTTATCACTCTGTGATTGAAGAGAAGCGAAATCGGATTCAGTCGCAAGCCTGGCAGATCATGGAGTTGGTTCTGCCGGGTGAAAGGTCTGTTCCGCGCGATTGGTTTAACAGTGTGCGCACTTTCATTGAAAAGATTGGGTATCACGAGGTTCTTGAAGCAATGGAAATTGCTTTGGCAAAAGGCTATTACGACAAGAAAACATTTCGGTATTTCTGCGGTGTGTGCTGGAACAAGGTGCGCGACGTGGAGGGAGTTAATGCCTAACAGAATCCTTCGTGAAGGCATTCTGACTAGCCCGCGCATGGCTAGTCTGAATTGGGCCGAAGAAGTCTTCTACCGCAGGTTGCACTCGGTAGTGGATGACTTTGGCCGTTACTTCGCGGATGTGGGTTTGCTTCGTGCGGCGTGCTATCCACGCCAGCTAAACAAGGTTTCCGACTCGGACATTGGGAAGTGGCTGACCGCGCTGGTCGAAGCGGCCCTTGTAAGGGTGTACCCGGCTCAGGACGGGGAGCGTTACCTTGAAGTGCTGGACTTTGGTCAGCAGATTCGCGCAAAGAAAAGCAAGTTCCCTGATTCGCTAAGCACATGCGTAGCAGATGCTAAGCAAGTGATAGCAAATGAACACCTAGACGTATCCGTATCCGTATCCGTATCCGATAAAGGTTCGCGCAAGCGCTCACCCGGTTTTGATGCCAAAAGCATTCAACTCCCTGAATGGCTTGACTCGGAGCTTTGGGCGCTATGGGTCGATGACCGTAGGGAGAGAAAAAAGCCTGTCACTGAGGCTGGAGCTTCAATGCAGATCAAGGCATTGGACGATTACCGGGCTCAGGGCTTTACTCCAAAGCAGGTGATCGAGCACTCGATTGCTGGCGGATATCAAGGCCTGTTCGCGCCATCAAAGCAAGCTGTCTCCGCATCGGTTGCGGCCTCTTCATCGCCTTCAAAAGCGGTTGACGAGACACAGGCTTACCTGGCCCAGCTCGCAGAGGAAACCAAGCGAGCAAGGGAATCCAACGCGGCTAGGAAGGCGGCTCAATCTCAAGGAGCGACTCAATGAGCAACGACTACGCCCACGGTTTTGCGCAAGGCGAGGCCACTCGATTTCAAGACCGGAAACGTGGTTACTGCCGCGCCCGTCCGCCAGAGATGAAGAACGAGCGCATGCGTGGCTTTTGGGATGGCTACTGCCCTCGGTCAATCGAGTGGCTTCTTCAAAACCCATCAACACGTTGTTCTGCTAATTGGGTTGATATCGACACCACAGAGGTGACCGTATGACCTGGATCGTCACCAACGGCAAAGAGGGCAAAGACCTCAAGTACGTGCAGATTCGCGAGGGTGGTTTCTGGTGGACTTCCTGTCGTCGAAACGCTGTCCAACTCGCAGACCAGACAAGCGCAGTTGAAGTGGCCCATGGGATGACTGAGAAGGCTTTCCCTGTCGCAGTGATTGACCAACCTTTGAACGTGGAGGTGTGATGAACACAGCAGGCACAACAGGCGACCCGGTTCTCTCTGCATACGACAAAGAGGTGTACGACCGTGCAGAGGCTTTGCTTCGCCAGCCGCTTGATCTTCGCCGAGACATTCTGAAGCGAATTGAGCGTGACGAAGGATTGAGCACGGCAAACGACATCAAGGCCGAGATTCGGCGTATTTGGGATGAGCGGCGATGAGTGACAAGACCCGCAGCCTTCAAGCTAACGCCCGCATGTGGGCGATGCTGTCAGACATCTCAAGGCAAGTCATCTGGTACGGACAAAAGCTCGCACCCGAGGAATGGAAGGACGTTCTAACCGCTGGACTGAAGCGTCAAAAGGTCGTGCCTGGCATTGATGGTGGTTTCGTTGTGATCGGTGCTCGCACATCAAAGATGACCGTCAAGGAGATGGCCGAATTGATGGAGCTAATGGAAGCCTTCGGCGCTCAACAGGGCGTGAGGTTCACGGCTCCTGAGTACATGAGAGAAGCCGCTTGAAACAAAAGAAGTGCAAGGTATGCCGCCATGATTTCACACCGACCAGACCGCTCCAGATTGTTTGTTCTGTACCTTGTGCTGCTTCTCTCGGTCGTATTAAGGCTGAAAAGCAAGAGAAAGAAGCAAAGCGGGTAGAGCGCAAGAAGGACGCAGAGACAAGGGTCAGGCTGAAGACAAAGCCGCAGTTAACGAAAGAGGCGCAACGTGAGTTCAACAAGTACATCCGACTACGGGACGCAAATCAGGCGTGCATATGCTGTGGAGAGCCGCTCGGTGAAGGATCAGTTGGCGGTGGATATGACGCGGGTCATTACCGATCTGTCGGGAGCGCCCCTCATCTCCGGTTCGATGAAAGAAACGTCCACGCACAACGAAAACGATGCAATCGCTATGGCGCTGGAAGAGCGGTCGAATTCCGCGCCGGTCTCGTGGCTCGGTTCGGTGTTGAGTTTGTGGAGTCTCTTGAGGCCGATCAAGCGCCGAAGCACTACACCCGAGAAGACCTAATCAACATTCGAGACACCTACAGACGCAAAACGAAGGAGCTAGAGAAGTGCAACCAGACCACATCCGAGGACTAACCATAGGACTGCGCATCGTCTCTATGGCTCGCTTCATCTTCGAGAACTACACCAGAAGCGGCGAGGCATTCATGGAGTCTCTGGGCATCTATCGCAACGATTGGGAGTGACATGCACCTATCCCACCAAGAGCACAAAGCAATCATTCAAATCAAGCGCATGACAGTCGATCACACACGAGTCCCACCCGAGCAAAGAGACATTCACGAGACTTTGCTTAATTGGGCTCGCTGGGTAAAGCCTCGTCACGCTCGTGAAGTGCACCCAATGTTTCGCCAGTATCGCCACGGCTACGAAGAATCCAGCCCCCGCGCTGACTGCGACCTCATCAAAGCCCAAGAGATCGAAAAGCTGATTGGAACCATGCCAAAAGATCATGCCTTGGTGCTTCGCTGGTGGTACGTCTTCACTATCGAACCCTATAAGGTTTGTCGTCACATGGGTTTGACTAATGCAGGACTTGCTCAGATGGTGATTGATGCAAGGTTCATGGTCAGGAACCGCTTGCAATTCAGAAATTGAATGTGTAGAATCGCGCGTAACGGATCGCGCATACGCAAACCGACCTTCCATGCGGAGGCTGCGCCGTCTGTAAGAGAGTCGGTTTGAGTGATTTAGAACAAGCGGCGGCGTGGAAAGCAGAACACGCGACGCAGGCGAAGCGTTATAGGGCACCGAGAATCGCACAGCTCGGCGGGTTAGAAGGGGTTGCAACGATGCGGCCGACTCGTGAAATTCCTAAGCCGGGTTAGCGTCCGGCCCGCTTGTTCTAGTTCATTCACGCATCAATCACAGCCCTCGATCAGAAATGGTCGGGGGCTTTTTATTTGGCCTTGTCGATTTGGCGCTCAAGCCAATCAGTACCGAGTAATTTGAGCTTGGCCCACCTGGCCTCGCTGAGTCGGACTGATCGCGGCTTGGCGTCGCTGCGCTGGTCTGGTGGGATTGTTGGGCGCCCGCGTTTGGCGGGCTGTTTTGGTTGGGTGGGCATGTCAGGCCGTGGCGTTATGGCGCTTGAGGCATGCGCGCGTCACATCGTCAGCGTCCGTGATGTCGAGTCCGAGGCTTCCGTTGTGAAAAAACTGGCCGCGCGGGATGCCGTTAACTTCGAACTCGATACGGTAGCCGCCGTTCGCGAATTTGACGGGGCTTTGGTCGTAGACATCAATCGCTTCAACGCGATCCATCTTGAACACATGTGCCGTAACAGTTTCGGCGCCGCGAATGGTTTCGAAGGTTTGGGTGAAAGCGTTCATGTCGATCTCCTTGATTTGCTGGACTGCACCGCGCTGTCCATGTGTATTAATGTAGTACAGATAAATGCAGTACGCAAGTCTTTTTTTGTAACACGCAAAACTTTACATTTCTGGAGTACGAATGTCTCTCTTCATTGAAAAGTGCCGCAACGGCTTCCTTCTGCTTCCCTCGGGTGGCTCGCCCGTTGATGCTTTCTACCTGGCTGACGTGCCCGAAGCGATCAAAGAGGCATTCAAGGCTGAAGAAGAGGCCAAGACGGTTCGCGCCCAACTCAAGAGCATCGCCAGTGATTTGAGCGATCTGCCCACTCTCGACCAGGCTGTGACAGACCGAATCGCCGCCTGAAAAGTTCGCCAGCCCTCTGCCTTTCTTCATCTTTGTCTCGCACCGCCAATAGGTAGCTGGGCTGGCACCCTCTCTCCCCTGCACCATTTCTCCCAAGGTGCTTTCCCCGCTTCGGCGGGTTTTTTATTTCTGGAGCATGTAATGCCCAATTTCGCGCTATCTGCCCAGGTGGAGTCAAAGAAGATTCCATTCGGCGCAACCCCTGGCGACTTCCGCTGCACGTTTACAGATCGTTCAACAGGTCAAGTCGTCAAGCAGCAGGACTACCCCAATGCAAACGTTCCCGTTCCTGACGTTGGTGAGGGTCAATATCGCGTATCTCTGGTACGCCTCGATCAAGCTACCCGCTCGCCCATTACTGCGTCGGTTGAGATTGATTTCGACGTGGTTGCGCCTGTGGCTGAAGTGCCGGTTTCGTTCACCGTTGTGCCCGCCTAACTATGCGTTAGTCCCAGTTCGCTTTCTCGTCAAAGAGATCAGCGAGCAGGAGCTAAGTGACAGGTTAGAGAGGGCGAAGAGCTAGAGACACTCCGAGAGGAATCTCTAAATGAATAGCACAGTGAGAAAAGGTGGGAAACCTAAGGGTTCTCCCAAGTCTGGCGGCGGCTCTCGAAAGGGAATTCCGAATAAGGCGACCACGGAGTTTCGGGAGACTGTCCGTCAGTTGCTGGAGGATAACTCCGAGAACGTCGGGCGATGGTTGACTTTGGTTGCTGAGGGCGACGGCACCGATCATGGTAAACCTGACCCCGGAAAAGCTCTGGATTTGATGGCAAAGCTTGCGGAGTTTGCGGCCCCCAAGCTGGCACGCACCGAGATCGCAGGCGATCAAGACAAGCCTGTTCAGCATTCAGTCAAGGTGACATTTGGCTGAGACTGAGGCATGGTTTCCGGAGAAGCTGAAGTTCTTGTTTGCTCCGGCCCGCTACAAGGTTGTTCGGGGTGGTCGTGGTTCTGGTAAGTCTTGGGGATTTGCTCGGGCGCTGTTGATTCTTGGTGCATCTAAGACGATCCGAGTTTTATGCACGCGAGAAGTGCAGAAGTCGATTGCTCAGTCTGTCCACCAGCTTCTGAAAGATCAGATTGATGAACTTGAGTTCGCTCACTGCTATGAGGTTCTGGCCCAAGAGATACGAGGAAAGAATGGGACACAGTTCTTTTTCTCGGGGCTGAGCGACCAGACTGCTGAAAGTCTGAAGTCGTTTGAAGGTGTAGACATTTGCTGGTGCGAAGAAGCGCAGGCAATCAGCAAACGAAGCTGGGATATCTTGATCCCGACCATTCGTAAGGATGGCTCTGAAATTTGGGTGAGCTTCAACCCGCAGCTTGAGTCAGACGAGACGTATCAGCGTTTTGTAGCCAAGCAGCCTCCAGACTGTGTTTCGATCGAAATGAACCACAGCGACAACAAGCGGTTTCCTGCTGTGTTGGAGTCTGAGAGAGTTCATGCTCAGTCAACGATGAAGGCTGAGGACTACGCCCATATCTGGGAAGGTAAGTGCAAGCCTGCTGTTGAAGGTGCTATTTATTTTGACCAGATGGCGCAGGCTGGATCAAGGATCGGGCTTGTTCCTCATGATCCATTGCTGAAGACCCATGCTGTATGGGACTTGGGTTTCAACGATGCAATGTCGATCATCCTGGCTCAGAAGGTGTCTTCAGAGGTTCGGGTTGTTCACTACATCGAAGGCAATCAACGGACATTGGCTGACTACAACTCAGAGCTAAAGGCGTTGAAGTTGGATGGTCAGCCGATCAACTGGGGTAAACACTTTTTACCTCACGACGGATTTGCCAAACGTCACCAGACAGGCAAGCAAGACGCCGAGATTCTCCAGGGGTTTGGCTGGGATGTAGTCCAGACTCCAAACATGGATGTAGAGCAGGGCATCAAGCGTGCTCGTGACGTGTTCGGTCGTATCTACTTCAATGCGGAGCGAACCACTCGTTTGATTGAGTGCTTGAAGCGATATCGCCGGCACATCAATAAGACGACAAATGAACCTGGCGCACCTGTTCACGATGAATTCAGTCACGGCGCTGATGCATTCCGTTATCTCGCTCTAAACCTCGACCAGATGACAAACGAGGAATGGGGCGGATCGTTGAAATACCCGCGATTGAGCTGCGCATGACAGAAGAAGAAAAGCGGCGCGTCACTTATCAAAGAACAGGTCGGCAGACTGACAGAACATGCCCAGCATGCAAGCAGCAGAACTGCGAGCCTGTCAGTCGTGATGGAAACAAGGTTGAATACCAGTGCATTCACGAATTCTGTTTGGCTACATGGTTCGTGATTGACTAAAAGGCACCGCTGAGAAGCGACCCGAAACATGGCACAAATGAGCGAAGACGAGCTGCGAGCGATCACCGATGGTGAGATGCGAATGGCTGTCGGTTATTGGAGCGGCAAGCTAGCGAATCAGCGCACCAAGGCGATGGTTTACTACCTTGGTGAAGCGAAGCTAGACCTGTCGCCGCCCGAAGTTGAGGGGCGCTCTGCTGTTATTTCGCCTGACGTTCGCAACACCATTGAATCCATGTTGCCGCAGCTCATGGTCAAGTTCGTGGGCGGTGATCGTGTGGTCGAGTTCGAGGCGACAAAGCCTGGTGATGAGCAAAAGGCAGAGCAGGCAACCGACTACTTGAACTACTTGTTCTATCAGCGCAATCCAGGCGAGCAGATCGCTTATACGTGGATGAAAGATGCGCTGCTGTCGAAGAACGGCGTTATCAAGGTCTGGTGGGACACGCGAAACGAAGAGACTCGCGAGGAATACACGGGTCTGGATCAGTTCGAGCTTGCATCGCTGATGGATGATGACGAGATCGAAGTCACCGAGCAGAAGTCGTATCCAGACGAGGAAGACCAAGAGCAGCGGCAGCAGGCTCTAGAGCAGTTGAGCCAGCAGGCCCAGGCTAACCCTCAGGCGATTCAGCAGATTCAAGCTCAGATTGCGCAGATTCAGCAGACACCGCCCAAGATGCTATGGGATGTGGTGTGCAAGCGAACCAAGCAAGGCGGGCGAGTTCGTGTTGAGAATGTTCCGCCCGAAGAGTTCCTGATCTCTCGCAACGCCAAGAGCATCAGTGATGCTGGTTTTGTTGGTCACCGAGTAGCCCGTACAGCTTCAGAGCTGAAATCGATGGGTTACAAGAATGTCGAGCAGTTGACGAGTGACGATCAAACCCAGGCTTTCAATGCAGAGCGAATCGAGCGGCTGTCTTACGACGATGAGATGGCCTACATGCAGTCAGACCAAGTGCAGTCGATTGATGAATCTCAGCGCATCATTTGGGTGACGGAATGCTATCTGCGGGTTGACTATGACGGCGACGGGATTGCAGAGCTGCGCAAGGTTGTTCGGGCTGGTAATCAGATTCTCGATAACGAGATCGTCGATGTTTCTCCGTTCGTCAGCATCACGCCGGTACCGATGCCGCATAAGTTCTTCGGTCTGTCTGTCGCTGATCTGGCGATGGAAGGCCAAAAGGTCAACACGGCTTTGCTCCGTGGCGTGCTGGATAACACCTATCTTCAGATCAACGGGCGCTATTACGCGGTTGAAAACCAAGTCAATCTAGATGATCTGTTGACATCTCGCCCTGGTGGTGTGGTTCGCGTCAAGCAAGCAGGCGCGGCGGGTCGATTGGATCAGGGCGCCGGTGACTCGCAGCTTGGCATGGGCATGCTGGAGTACATGAAGGGCTTTCAGGAAGACGCAACGGGCTGGAGTCGGAACTCTGCCGGCAATGATCCTGATGCCTTGAAGGGTGGGATTACAGCGACTCAAGCGAATATCGTCACGAACAAGGCAGACATGCGCCTTGACCTGATCGCCCGAAACTTTGCACAGGGCTATCGCGATCTTTTCAAACTGATGCTCAAGCTGGTGAGCCAGTATCAGCAGAAAGAAGACGTTGTAAAGCTGTGCGGTCAGTGGGTACCGATCAGCCCGCGTGAATGGCGCAATGGGTTTGATACGACGATCAATGTAGGTTTGGGGGCTGGTTCTAAAGATCAGATGGTGGCCCATCTGACGCAGATGCTGGGGATTCAGGCTCAGGCTATTCAAATCGGTGTGGCAACCCCTCAAAACATCTATGAGGCGACAAAGCAGCTAGCCCAAACGCTGGGGTTCAAGTCGCCCGACAAGTTCTTTACTGATCCTTCGCAGCATCCTCAACCGCCCAAGCCTGATCCTGAAATGGCGAAGGTGCAGGCCCAAGTGCAGATTGAGCAAGCCAAATCACAGATGAAGGCTCAGACGGATCAACAGGCCAAAGAGTTTGAGCTTCAGCTAGAGCGCGAGCGCATGCAAATGCAGGCCCAGGTTGATACCCATCGTCAACAGGTTGAAGCGCAACAACAGACATTGAAGTTGCAGCAAGAGAAAGAGCTTGAGCAGATCAAGATACAGGCGCAGATGCAGCTTGAGCAATTCAAGGCGGAGATGCAGCAGCAAACGGCTTTGGCTGTGGCGCGCATCAATGCAGAGGCGACTGTTGCTCGCGCTGAATTGCAGGCTAGCCAGACACCGGCCACTCTAACGGCTCAACAAGACAGCGCGGCAGATGCTGCTGTAGGTGACGATCAATGACGCTTGAAGAACGTGTTTATGACGGCAACCTGGCTAAGGAAGTACTCGACAACGAGGTGTTTCAACAAGTCTGGATCGACATTGAACAGGAGTATGTAGAAGCATGGAAGAACTCACCCGCCCGCGACGAGGAAGGCCGCCAAAAAATCTGGGTCTACGTCCAACTAATGCAGAAGCTGAAGGCGCAGATAGTCTCGACGTTCGAGTCGGGGAGGATGGCGAAGCTGGAGCTGGAGCACCGGTCAAAGTTGGAGCGCATGAAAGATGGTGTGACTTCGTGGCTCGCGTGACTGCGATCTACCGGAGTGACCGCCGCCTTCGTACTGTGTGGCACCCGTGGCCTGAACAAGAAGTCATCTTCACTGATTGGGGAAACATCGCCGTCAAGACTGGTGATTACAAGGGCCAGTTGAACACGGCGGAGTTTGTAGAAATCTAGCCGCCGCACAACCGGCATAGATAGCCCGCTAGGAGCGATCCAGCGGGCTTTTTGTTGTGTGTTTGGGTATCGCAGCGATGCGCCCCCTAGGAGTGTGATTTGGACAATCCTTCAACGGAATCCAGCGCCTTGAACTTGAATCAGGCGGCAGACGCTTTCAATGCGTTCCTCAACCCGTCAGCGGAGCCGGAAAAGAAACAAGAAGGCCAACCGCCAGCAGTTGAAGAGGCAAAGACGGAACCTGTAGAAGCTGCGCAAGCAGAAGAAACAGCACCGGATGGAGCAGATGAAACCCTGACCATTGAAGTGGACGGCAAGCCCGTTACTTTGACCAAGGCAGAGTTGGCAGAGGCCTACAAATCAGGTCTTCGACAAGCCGACTACACCAAGAAGACGATGGAGGTATCAGAGCAGCGTAAAGCCGCTGATGCCGAAATCCAGAAAGCCCAGCAAGAGCGTGCAGTTTATGCACAGAACCTGCTGGGTATGCAGTCTGCGTTACAGCAAGCATTGCAAGAGCAGCAAAGGACTGATTGGGAGCAGCTTCTCAACAACGATCCGCAAGAGTATTTGAAGCAAAGGCATCTCTATGAGCAGAGACAAGCCGCGCTGCAACAAAACCAAGCGGAACAGGAGCGAGTCGCAAATCAGTTCCAGGCCGAACAGCATCAAGCGCGTCAAGAACATTTGAAGCAACAGCAGGACATGCTCCTAGCCAAGTTGCCGCAATGGTCGGACTCGAAGAAAGCAGAAGCCGAAAAGCTGGAAATCCGTAACTACCTCTTGAATGAGGGCTACGACCAAAACCTAGTTGACAACCTTGCTGACGCAAACATGGTCGTCACAGCTCGCAAGGCAATGTTGTTTGACCAAATGGTCGCCAAGGCACAGGCAGCCGAAAAGAAGGTTGCCACCTTGCCGACCAAGGTCGAAAAGCCTGGCAGTGGCAGCGCTCCTTCATTGGATCGCCGCACTGCGGGGTATCAACGTCTTGCGAAGTCTGGCCGTGTTGAAGACGCAGCCGGGTTGATCGCTTCACTTCTTTGAATTTCTAACGTCGAGAGACGCTGAAAGGAGAGCGGAATGACCGCACCGACCAATACCTACTTGACCACCTCAGACGTGGGCCGCCGCGAAGACCTGATCGACATCATCTATCGCATTTCCCCGACCCAGACGCCTGTCCTGAACATGGCGGCCAAGACCAAGGCAACGAACACGCTTCATGAGTGGCAAGTTCAAGACCTTGCGTCCGCTGTCTCGAACAACGCTCAGGCTGAAGGTGACGACGCTTCTGCGAAGACCATCACCCCGACTGCTCGCCTGACGAACCGCACGCAGATTTCGACCAAGACCGTGATTGTCTCGGGCTCGGAAATGCAAGCCAACACGGCGGGTGTGAAAGACATGCTGGGTTATCAACTTGGCTTGGCCTCGTTGGAACTCAAGCGCGACATGGAATCGTCGGCTTGTCAGTTGGATGTGACCGCAACTTCACCCCGCCAGTCTCGCGGCTTGCGTGGTTGGGTGGTTGATAACGTCAGCAACAACGGCGGCACGCTGGCGTCTTACACATCGAACACCGGTTACACGGCTGGCACGCTGCGCAACTTCGCTGAATCGCAAGTGAAGGATGTTCTCCAGAAATGCTACACGGCTGGTGGTGAGCCTGACACGATCATGCTTCCTCCGGCTCTGAAGCAGACCTTCTCAGGCTTCACGGGCAACGCTACTCGCTTTGACAAGAGCGAGGACGCAAAGTTGTATGCATCGGTTGATGTGTACGTGTCGGACTTCGGCGAGCTGCAAGCTGTGCCTAATCGCTTCATGGCAACCCGTGACGTGTTCCTGTTGCAGTCGGACAAATTGGCTATTGCCTACTATCGTCCGTTCTTCACCAAGGAACTGGCGGCAACGGGTGACGCTGAGAAGCGCGAGCTGATCGTTGAATGGACTGTTGAGTGCCGCGCACCCAAGGCCCACGGCGCGATCTATGACGTGCAGTGATAGGAGCCTGACATGAGCGTTCAATTCAAACAGAACGCAGACTTGTCGCTTGGTTTGCAGGGTACGGATTTGGATGATGGCGCTTTTGAGGTCATCTCTCTCCCTTACTCTGCGATCCAGAACACGACAGGCGCGTTTCTGGTCGTCTCTGGACCGGTGCTGAATCGCCGGTTCATCGTCAAGGCTATTACGGGTGTGGTTGATACAGCGGCATCAAACGCTGTGACCGCGACTGTCTATAAGGCAGCCAGCGGTACGGCTTTGGGGTCGGGTACTGCGCTGCACTCTGGCACGTTCAACCTTCAAGGCACTGCTGCCACGAATCAGTCACTCACGTTGTCCACCACTTCTGGTGTGGTTGACGTGGCGGCAGGTTCGCGTATCGGGTTTGTCATCTCTGGTGCGCCTGGTGCTGCTGGGGTTGGCTGCATCACGGTAACGCTGGCACCAGCCTGACTCAAGGCTGAACAAACGGGGGGCTTCGGCCCCCTTTTCTTTTGCTCCCAACGTCGAGAGACGCCGGAGGTTTTTACATGGCTCGCACATATGGTGGTGGCTTCGTTGTCATCACGGCAAATTCGACCATTGCAGCAACTGGCGCTGTGTCTGCTCGCTCTGCTTTGCCTGTTGATGGATCGGGTAATCGTCCCAATTACATCCGTGTCGCTGCTCGCAACGAGTGCTATATCGCCATTGGTGATAGCTCGGTGACCGCATCGAACGCTGCTGGCGCAACAGGCTCAATCCTGATTCAGCCCGCCGACTCTTTGACCATTCAAGTTCCAAAGGGTGCGACGCATATTGCGTACATCCAAGGTTCTTCTGCTGGTCAGATTTGCGTGAGCCCGCTGGATAACTCGTGATGAAGTTAGTCATTCAGAACTGGGACGGAACTCATACCGTCGTTGCTCAACAGGGCGCTGACTTGATTACAGGGACGATTCAGGACTGCGTGCCGATTGCTGAGATGGCGAAGGCCAAGCACAACGCCGGCATGTTTGGGTCTTCAGACATGAAGCATGCGGCGACCATTCCGATGGTGTTCATTGAGAAGTATTTGAACGACAACGGTGTGAGCTTTGCTGAGTTCATGAAGAACAAGCAGCACATTCGCCGAGTGCTGAATGATCCTGCACTGGCCCACTTCAGAATCTGGAAGGGGCAGGTATGAGTCTTTCGACTTACTCAGACCTGCAAACTAGTATCGCTAACTGGCTGAATCGAAGCGATCTAACCGGGAACATTCCGGACTTCATCACACTGGCCGAGGCCCGAATTGCTCGTGATCTTCGTTTGCGTAGCCAGGTAACGACCGCAACGATTACAACGACTGGAGGCATTCAGTCTGCTGCGCTGCCTGATGGTTGGTTGGAGTTTGAAAACGTCACGGTCGTGAGTTCACCAGACATTCAACTGACATACGTGAACATCCAGTATCTGGATAGCAAGTTTCCAAATAACGACTACACGGGTGTACCTCGTGTGTACTCAATTGAAGGTTCGACCATTCTGTTCGGGCCTGTTCCTGACGGTGTGTACGCGGTCTCGACGCTGTATTACAAGCGCCTTGATCCGCTCAGTACGACGCCGACGAATTGGCTGCTGACCAATCATCCCGGCATCTATCTCTGGGCTGCATTGGCTGAGTCTGCACCTTTCTTGAACGATGACAAGCGCGCTTTGACTTGGGAAATGAAGTACCAAGCAGAGAAAGACGCTTTGCAGCAATCCGACACAGCTGGTCAGTTCTCCGGCTCTGCCTTGAGAGTCAGGGCCTAAGTCTCAAACGATCAATACAACCCGCCACTGAGCGGGTTTTTTCATTTCTGGAGCCACTATGACGATGCTCTATAGCTCGCAAGGGACGATTCGCTTTCCTATCGCAGTCGGACAGACGCTGATTGTTCAAAACATCAGTGGCGTAGAGACAGTTTCCGGCTCGTCTGCAAGTCGTGAAGACGCTTCGGCACGGTTTGGGTCTGGGTATTTTGTGTATGGCCCGCAGTCGAGCGCGGGGACGATTCAACTATCTACGACTGGTCAGCTTGACTATCAATTGGTAGTTGGCGATGCGACGCCTTGGAACAACTTTATTCCCTTGTCCGGTTCGTCTTCTGGTGTGTCGGCTGGAGGTGATCTAGCGGCAGGCTCAGCCGCAGTAGCCGCAGCGCTGGGCCTAGCTGCCGGCAAAGGCTTCAAGCTGCCGAGTTGGCGCGCTGCGCTGGCTGCAATGAAAGCCGGCACGCGGAATGCGCGCATTTACTGCCCGGGAGATTCGACCACGGCCGGCAACTACGCCAGCGGGACGCAGTACGGGGCAAACGCATCGCTCGCGTGGCCTGCTCGATTGGCTGCATATCTCACGGCTGCTGGGTTGCCGGCTTCAAACGCAAGCATCTGCGGCGCGTCGATTTTGACGGCTGGGCAGTTTGCAACATGGTACCCGGGCTCAGCGATCAACGGCAGTTGGGCGCTTGACGGGTCTTTCAAGATTCCGGGCTATCAGATGTTCCGCCACAACGGCGCGGGTGCTGACGATCTGGTGTTGCCAATTAGCGGCTATTACGACACCGTGTCGATCATCTATTTCAAGGGGTCTGGCTACGGTCAAGCGCAGCTCAAGGTGGACGGCGGCAGCACGGTCTATGGCACGTTCGATTCGGCCAACGCCAGCACAATCGTGGCACGCGCGAGCATCAGCGTGCCTGCAGGCAATCACACGTCGCTGACCTTCAGCAAAGTTGCCGCGACGGGTCAATTCTTTCTCTGTGCGGTGATTTGCACAAACAGCGCAACCAAGCAAGTCGAGATTTACAACGCCGGCTGGGGCGGCTCCAAAGCATCGGATTGGGCCGACGCCACCAACATCTGGAGCCCGTCATCCACGGCGGCAAACAACATCCTGTCGGCTTATGCGCCTGACCTGTCGATATTCAATGTTGGCATCAACGACTCGCTCGGTGCTACGGCGACAGCCACGTATCTTGCTAACTTGACGACAGCGGCAGCGGCAGCCGCGACTTACGGCGATGTTTTGCTTATCGCGCCGTTCCGCATCTCGTCTGGCAGCGCTTCGGAAGCCACTCAGTTGGGTATCGCCCAGCAAGTTCGCGCCCTTGCTCAGTCGAACGGCTATGGTCTGATTGATCTAGCGGCTCATTGGGGTAGCTATGCGCAATCGACGGCGGCTGGTTACTGGTCGCCTGCGGCTGATCCGGTGCATCCGTGCGCGCCTGGTTATGACGAAATCGGACAGGTGGTTGCGTCTCTCGTCCCGACATTCTGACTATGACCCGCGCCCTCATCCTCCTGATGCCAGCCTAACCACCCAGCAAGAGCACGACACACCACTGACGCACCCGCCCTGGGCAACCACGGCGGGTTTTTCTTTTCCCGCACCCCAAGCCGCCAACGCGCAAGCCGAGGCGGTTTTTTTATGCCCGGAGCACACATGCCCCAAGCCCAAGCACCCGAGCTGCAGCGCCGCAAGCTGCACAACGGCGACAAGCTCGCGCCGCTCTCTCGCTTCGTCACCGTCGCCCGAGCTGCGGCGCCGGCCGAGCCCGATGGTAATGAGGCTGCAGCGCCTCATCGCCTGCGGCGGCATCGGGTCAACCTACACCCACTCGTGGGGCTCGGGAACTGATGCGTATCGCACGCTCACATCGCAGATGTACCAATGGCTCAAGCTACAAGAGCAAGCCGGATTGATTGATGTGGTTGTCGGCGATGCGCTGCTGACATCGTGACACCCGCCTAACCACCACACCAGTACACCCGCCCACTGAGGCGGGTTTTTTATGACGCCACTCATCGGATTTACGCCAGACGCAGAGCCAACGACACCAGGGTGTGTGCCTGACTGCAACAACTTCATTCCGTATGAAGCTGGCATGAAGTCTGCGCCTGCCTTGGTATCGCCCGGCTTGAGTGCGTTGGCTTCTGATAGTCGTGGGGCCGCAATCATTCGCACCCTATCTGGCACCTCTCGGTTGTTCTCTGGCACCTCGTCGGACATTTATGAAGCCTCGGGAACAACATGGAACAGCGTTGGTTCTGGTTATTCCTTGGGGTCTGATGATCGCTGGCAGTTTGTCGGGTTTGGTGATTCTGTTCTAGCGGTCAACTCTGCGACCAACATAGTCAGATCAACAGGAGCCGGGTTCTCTGCTGTAGCCGGTGCGCCTAAAGCAAAGTGCATTGTTTCGACTCGCGGCTTTGTTCTGATCTTCGCCACCAACGAAGGCACCTACGGTGATTCTCCAGATCGCTGGTGGTGTTCTGAATATCTGAACGAAACAGGCTGGACGCCTGCTCTTTCGACTCAATGCACGACGGGCCGATTGGTTGAAGGGTCTGGAGGCATCACGGCTGCTGTTCGCTTCGGCTCTGATGTGGTCGTCTACAAACAGCGGGCGATGTTCTTAGGGAACTATGTTGGAACCCCTGAAGTTTGGCGGTTTACGGGCGTCTCCTATGACGTTGGATGCGTAGGCCCTGAAGCGGCTGCTGATACCAACATCGGTCATATCTTCGTCGGGACTGACTCGATCTATCAGTTTGACGGCACAAGAGCTGTTCCCATTGCGACGGGAAAAGTTCGTCAGTGGTGGCTGGATAACTCGTCCTCTCAGTATCGCTACAGAACCAAACTGCTATGGGATCGCGATAACTCATTGGTCTGGATTTTCTTTCCGTCATCGAACTCTACCGGGGCGTGTGATGACTGCATCGTTTATCACACCGGGACAAGTCAATGGGGCCGAGTCCAGCAGTCAGTAGAGGCGGCGGTTAACTATGTGTCGTCTGCCATCACCTATGACACGGGCCCAGCCTACACATACGACGCTGGCCCTTCTATTTCGTTTGATTCGCCGTTCTGGCTGTCTTCCAAAACATCTCCCGCAGTGATCGATACGACCCATACGATCAAGACATTCACGGGTGTTTCTGGCAGTTGGTATTTTGAGAGCGGTGACTATGGAGATGAAACGCAGTGGTCTTACTGCAATGACCTTCGCGTGAGATTCGCTCAAAAGCCGTCAACCATCACATGCACACCAAAGAAGCGAAACACAAGCGGTGATTCTTTGGTCACGGGATCGGCGGTAAGTCATGACGGCTCTAAGTTTCCTCTGCGGCAAACCTCTAGATTCCATCGATTCCGTGTGGACGGATCAGGGGCGGCAAAGGTTACCGGCATTGCTCCTACCTTCACCGATGCAGGAACGCGATGAAGCTGAATCAAGAGCCTCGCCTGCCTCTGGATATCGGGCAACTAACACGACGCCTGACGGACATCATCCGCGAGATTTGCAGCCAAGTTAACGGCCTCACAGATGGTCGGATTTCAGCTCATACGACCGCAACAGCAGCCCCAACAACAGGAACTTACGCCCAAGGCGACAAGTTGTGGAATTCATCCCCTTCAGAGCTAGGAACAGCGGGGTCTAAATATGTCGTGATCGGGTGGGTCTGCACGGTAAGTGGCACGCCTGGCACATGGCTACAGATGCGAACCCTGACAGGCAATTGATGATTGAGCTATTACCTATCCCTCATACCCACATAGACCAAGCATGGAAGGATGGGGCTAACAAGCTATCCCAGGCTTGTGATGTAAGCGGCGGAGAAATTACAGCCGATCAACTCAAGATGCTGCTAAACAGAAATGAGCGCTCACTGATCGCAATGAGGCGAGGAGATGAGATTGTCGGTTGGGGTGTTGTGAGGGTAGATCAACTACCAAATATGCGTGTTTTGATGATTACCGACTTGGTAGCTCCAGGCGCAGAGTTTCATGAATTCTTTTCGAAGATCAAAGAATTCGCTTCTTCACTTGGTTGCTCGAAAGTCAGATGCGCAGCAGACGATGTAAGAGAGCGTCTTTACAAGATGAAGTGCGGATTCAAACGTGTTTATGCAATTCTTGAGGTTGATGCATGACTAGCAGACGACAGTTGTATGCGGCTGAGTTGCCGCTAGGTGATTCACTCACACGTAGTGAAGCAGGTCGCATCATTTATGGCGGCGGCGGTGGAAGTGATAGCACCGCATCAACTGCACGCACTATTCCAGACGAACTAAAACCTTTAGCTCAGAGATATACGGATGTTGCTATTAACTACAGCAATACACCGTTCCAATCGTATACAGGCCAGCGATATGCAGACCTGAACAATACACAGAATCAAGCGATTCAGATGATCCAGAACAGAGCTACAAACGGCTCTCCTGTTATGGATCAGGCAAACAGTACCCTTACGAGCGCACTGAATGGTGGGAATACAAATCCATATCTAGATCAGCTTGTCAACAAGGCGAACCAGAGCGTTATCAGCAACTACAACATGCTGACAAAGCCACAGCTTGAATCAAGCATGGTGAACTCTGGTTCGTTCGGAAACTCCGGTCTTCAGCAGATGCAGCAAATCCAGCAGAAGGCCGCTGCTCAGCAGATGAGTGATAACGCAACTCAGATGTACGGTAATGCCTACAACACTGACAGAGCAAACCAGATGCAGGCTCTACAGATTGCGCCTACGTATGGGAATCAAGCCTACTCAGATGCAAATCAGCTTTTGCAAGCAGGCAACACCCAACAGAATCAGGCTCAAAACAATCTTGATTTTGGCTACCAGCAGTGGAACAACCAGCAGAACTACCCACTTAAACAAATGCAGGCGATGTCTGGTGTGCTGGGTCAGAGCATGGGAACTGCAACAGCACAGTCAGGTGGTGGCAAATGAGTATCGGTGGATGGATTAAAAAAGAGGCATTCATGCCTGTCACCGAGGCTAAGTGGTGGAAGGATGTCGTTACTGGCGATAAGCCTTTCACCCTTTCGTCTCACAATGATTTTCATGCTAGCGCCACTCGTGAACTAGGAAACAACTGGTTCACAAATCATCCTGATGCAACCGCTGCGATGATTCTTGCCACCATTTTCAGTGGCGGGTCTGCTTCCGCAGGAGAGGCCGGTGGAGCTGGCGCAGGCGCTGGGACGGCAGGAGGCGCTGCCGCGACAGACGCTGGCGCTGCGTCAGCAACTGGAGCTGGAGCGACAGGAGCTTCAAGTACAGCGGGCGGCATGGCTGCTGGAGATGCCGGAGCATATGGAGCTGCTGGATATGGTGCAGCAGGGCAGGAGGTGGCAGCTTCACAAGCCGTTCCAGGCATGACGGCAGATGGGGCCTTCTATGGTGGGGCGACCGATGCTTCTACTGGAGGCGGCGCTGCATATACAACACCCAAGCCAGCAAATACAGCTGGTGCAGGTCAAGGAACTGGGCTTTTAGGCAACTTCGGAAACAGTGCGAAAAACGTATCGGCAGGCCTATCGACATACAACCAATACAGGCAAGCAACGGCTGTGCCTCGCGCACAGCCTCAGCAGATGCCGAATCAACAGCCTGATTTCACAAGCCTGCTAAGTCCAGACACAACGCAATCAGATTCTGACCAACGCCGAAAGCAGCAGGCTCTGATTATTCAAGGTCTTCTCTCTGGGAATGGTTATGGACGATAACGTTTGGGGTCTATTAAGTTCACCAGAAGGCCAGGGGCTATTGACTGCTGTTGCAACTGGACTTGCGGGTGCTCGAAGAGGCAGGCCGCTGAACACAATCGGCAGCGGCCTTCTTGGTGGTTTGCAGGGGTATAGCAATGCTCAGAACAACGCATTGAATCAAGCTCGTGAAAACACAGCAAACCAACTTGCCGCACTCCAACTGAAGCAGGCGCAACAGCAGGCAGATGACCAACAGGCAGTTCGTGATCTTGCACCCCAGTTCGTTAGGACTCCAGCTCAGTTGAGCCTTGCTCGCGGGTACTCTATTGGTGACCAGCCTTCTGCAATGGATGAGTTCGGCAACTTTAAACCGATCACCAAGAATATCGGGCCGACTCCAGGAAACCTGCCTGCGAACCCGTCTGCTCCATCTCAGTTCGATCAAAACGGCTTCATCAATGCACTCATGGCAAAGAACCCCATGCTTGCCATGCAGATGCGCGCAACGATGGCAAAAGAGGTGCCGATTGACAAGGTAAAGGCCGAGAACTTCACACCTGAATCGTTGGCCCGTTTTGCTCAGACTGGCAACTATGGGGATTTGGTGCAGCGCGACAAGTTGGAGCATGTTAACGGCGTCTGGTCTAACCCATACACAGGTAAGCAGGTGGCTTTGGCCGCTCCAGACCCGAACAAGCCATTTGCGATTGGGCCCGATGGCAAACCGATTGCAAATGTTCCATTTCAAGAGTTCACATTCAAGGAAAAGCAAGCGGGCCGCCCCCTTACTCAAGTTCAGGTCAATAACAAGATGGGCGAAAGCGTAGCCCAGCAGATCGGCCCGATCATGAAAGACAGCTATGAGGCATCGGGTGCTGCTCAACAACAGGTTGGCGTTGCAGATCGACTCATCAAGGCGATTGATAGCGGCAACGTTTTTACCGGCCCCGGGGCTAGCCTGCGTTTGCGTGCCGCTCAACTCGGCCAATCCCTCGGTGTTGGTGGAAACAATTCGGCAGAAGCGATTGCAAACACACGAGCGACGATTCAGGGGCTGGCTCAATCAACGCTATCCGCTCGCGCCCAACTTAAGGGTCAAGGTCAGGTATCGGACTATGAGGGTAAGTTGATTCAGCGTGCTGCTTCCGGTGATATTGACGAGATGACCGGGCCAGAAATCAAGCAACTTGCTCAAGTCAATCAGCGGTTGTCTCAGCAGGTGATTGCTCAGCACAACGCTCGCGTTAGCAAGCTTCGCGGAAATGAAGCAACGGCGGCGATTGCTGATATGTATGAACTGCCTTCCATACAACAGGCAGACAACCAGCCAAGTCAATCTGTCGGCTCTGATCTTCAAGCCGCCGCAGCCGCTGAACTTGCTCGCCGTCGCAAAGGTAAATGATGGACTTGTCAAAGCTATCAGATGCAGATTTGCAGGCTCTGCAAAGTGGAAACCTGAAATGGATGTCCAGTGAAGGTCTTGCGCAAATCGCAGGTGAACAAGGAGGCGCTACACAAGACAATAAACCTGGCTTTGTTGGCTCTGTCTCATCCATGCTCAAGCAAAAGGGCATTGATGCTCTTTCCGGACTCATCCGAGGTGGCCCTGTTGGCATGTGGGCTGGACTGACTGCGAATGATGCAGGCCAGAAAAGCATCATAGAGGGGGCGTTGACTGGTGCTGCCTCTATCGGAAACACGCTTCTTGCTCCCGTTAGGTATGGCGTAGATCAACTGGCGCCGAAACAAACAACTGTCAGAACATTGATTACTGGTGAAAAGACGCGCCCTGATAGCTTTTGGGGGGGTGTTGGAAATTACCTGGATCAGATACCTGAAGCATCAAAAGCGATTGATGCAAGCAATCAAGATAGTCCGCTCTATACGCTTGCAAAGGTTGGAACGCAGATACTTTTGACGGCTCCTGTTGGTGGTGCGGTCGGTGAGGCTATTGGTTCTGCTGCTCCGTATGCAGGGCCGCTTGCGCCAACTGTCAGCAAGTTGGCTAGCTCAGTCGGAAGCGGTGGAACTGTTCTAGGTGGAGCAAAAGCCACAACTCTTGCCGGTAAGGCCGGAAATATGGCCTTGCGTGTTGCGGGTGGTGCAGCAAATGGTGCGCTTTCAACGGGTCTTGTTAATCCAAGTGATGCATCTACTGGTGCGCTGATCGGTGGGGCTTTACCGCCCGTTGTTGCATCACTGGGCGCTGTTGGAAATGCGGTCAAGAACTCGTTTTCTGTCACGCCAGAAGTTGCGTCTCTTGCGCAACGTGCCCAAGAGCTTGGCATTGATATCCCGGCTGACCGACTTGCAAACAGCAAACCATTGAATGCTTTGGCTGCGACGCTGAACTATGTGCCGTTTAGCGGGCGAGCGGCCACAGAAGCCAATATGAGTAAGCAGCTAAACACTGCTTTGTCTAGAACGTTTGGGCAAGAGTCCGATAACGTGACGATGGCCCTTCGTAGGGCTCAGGGAGACCTTGGCGCAAAGTTCGATGATGTTTTGAGAAACAACACTATCAAGGTTGATCCTCAATTCGTTACTGACTTGGCTGACTCTGCAAACAAGGCAGCTCGTGAGCTTGGATCAGATGGCGCGTCAATCATTGGAAAGCAAGTTGACGACATCATCTCAAAAGCTGCCAATGGTGAGATTGATGGGCAGGCCGCATACAACATCAAGAAGACACTTGATCGCATCGGGAACAGAAACACCCCCGAGGCTTTCTATGCAAGAGATTTGAAGTCTGCATTGATGGGTGCGCTAGACAGAAGTCTAGGCCCTGAGCAATCAGCCGCATTTGCACAGACTCGTCGGCAATACGGCAACATGCTTGCTCTTGAAAACCTTGCTCAGAATGGCGCAGAGGGCGGCGTATCAATTGGCAGGCTTGCCAATATGAAAAACATCAACAACCCTGACCTTCAAGAGTTGGCTGATATTTCTGCCCAGTTTTTGAAGTCCCGAGAAGGCCAGCATGGCGCCATGCAGCGTCTGATGATCGGGGGGGTTGGGGCGGGTGCTGGTGGTGTATCTGCTTTGCCGTATTTAGCTGGCGCGTCAGTATCTGGTCGCGTGGCGAATGCAGCACTCAATAGCGACAAGCTCAGGACAATGATGATTAAGAACGCTACTAGTCCCACGGGCCTTTTAGGTGGGCCGGCCCCCGACGAGATCGGCCTTTTGGGTCAGTCTCTTGCGAGGTCTGCTCCTGTTCTCCTGGGTGTCCGTCGCCCCTGATGAATCCATAGATGAAGGCTGCGATACCCATCACCACTAGCTTGACTATCAAGTAAGTCGTCACCAGACAACACCCCCAAAGCCACCCATGCGGTGGCTTTTTTCATTTCTGAGGCAAACATTATGACGGTTCCGTCAAGCCTGAACACCCCCAAC